CGAGCCCGATCTTGTTGCGGAACTTGAAGCAGTCGGCCACCGTCTTCGCGACGCTGAACACGCGCACCTGGGCGCCAGCCAGGTCGGCAATCTCGACGCCCTCCGTCATCGCCAGTCCCGACATGCGCACCACCCGTAGCGGTGGATAATCGAAGCGCGGCGCCCTGGCCTTGTGCGGGATGGCCAGCCAGACGTCGGATGACTGCTGCGTCGTCAGGTCGTGAAAGCGCAGCGCGGAAAGCAGGCATAGCACTCCGCTTGGGCTCCTTGTCGCCACCTCGGCAAAACTATCGTATTCGGAGGCAGACCGGTCGGGCAAGGTGTGCAGGCCGCGGCCGAGCTTGAGCAGCCGGCCTTCAGCGGTCAGCGAAGCGAGCAGCGCGCGCGATGCACCGGCACTGTCCACATCGCGTGTTCGCAGTATGCCTTTGGATCGGGCAAGCGCAAGAATGCGTTCAGTTTGCGTCATGCGGCCAGTCTACACAAAATGTCGGCACTTATCAATATTTGCCGACATATTGTTCAATACACCGAGTGCTGGCGTGCGTGGGCCGCATACAGGGCTGGCGGCCCCGAAGCCATTGGATTTCAGACGGAGGCAAAGCAGACCGGCCTTTCGGCGGCATTCTCCGGCTCACCGCCCACAGGTCGACAAAACGTCGGCACCGGTCCGGAACGCGGCTGCCCGACCACAGAACCAGGATCCGCATTACGTCATGACGTAATGCGCCGCCGCCCGCGCGCTGCGGATCACGCCCTGGCATTGAACGACAGCGACCGCCAGCGCTGTCCGTCCGCCGCATCACGTCAAGCCTCGGGCGCGGCGCCGGCGTGTGGCGCCGCCCCTGCCCTGGCCCGCATGGGCTGTAGCTGGAAATACGCGCTCCACTCCGGCGAGTCGAGCGCCATCGTCGCCAGGACCTTGTCGTCCTCCGCCAGCACGAGCTTTTCAAGGAATTCGCGTTGCGTGCTGCCGTGGCGCCTGGCCAGTCTGGCCAGGGCAAGGGCGCAACCGGTGCTGAGCCACAGGCTGACCCGCTTCTGCCCGTCATTCTCGCCGCATGCCTGGCGCGTCCGATACGCCGCCTGCCGTTCCGCCGTCGTCTTCGCTGTGCTCATGGCCCGCCCCGATTGATAGGAAAAGATAGTCCGTTAGAGCGTAACGGACCGCCATGGCGAAGTGTTTGATCGTGGTCGCGCGCTCACGATTCACCTCCCTACCCACCGGCATCGAGCGCGCACGGACCCTTAGCCCCTAAGATGCCGGATCGACTGCGCAGTAGTCGGCCCACGCCTGCATCAGGACCACACGCTTGTCGAACAGGTCCCCGCGCCGGTATGCCGCCTCCACCTTGTCGGGAAGGTTGTGCGCCAGCGCGTGCTCGCACACCTCGCGTGGGAAGGCGTTGTTCTCCCACTCCGCACACCAGTCGCGGAAGGTCGAACGAAAGCCATGAACGGTGATGTCGGTGCGTCCCATTCGCCGCAGGACGGCCGTCAGGCTCATGTCGGACAGCGTGGTCTTCGTGTCCCGCCCCGGAAAGGCAAAGCGCCCACGGCTCTCCAGCGCGCGCAGGAGGGCGATTGCGCTCGTCGACAGCGGCACGCGGTGCTCCTTGCCTGCCTTCATGCGCTCGGCGGGGATGGCCCACAGCTTCGCGTCGAGGTCGAATTCATCCCAGGTCGCGCCGCGCACTTCGCCCGAACGGCACGCCGTCAGGATCGCGAACTCGATCGCGCGCGCGGAGACGCCTTCGCGCTGGCGCAGCTCCGTCATGAAGCCGCCCACTTCGCGCCACGGCAGCGCGGGATGGTTCTTCACCGGCGCGATCTTGTTCGGATTGGCGAGCAGGTTCTCCAGGTGCCCGCGCCAGCGCGCGGGATTTACGTCATGACGTAATTTGCGCGTGGCCGCCCAGTCCAGGATGCTCTCGATGCGCCCGCGCAGGCGCGTGGCGGTCTCGGTCTTGGTCTTCCAGATGGGCGCGAGCACCTTCACGACCAGGTCGGTGTCCACATCGGCCACCGGCAGCGCCCCGATGACCGGGCTGGCATACATGGCCAGCGTGGTCTCCCACTGCGCCGCATGCTTGGCGCTCTTCCAGCTGCCGCGATGGGCGTCGATGTACGATGCAGCGCATTCGTCGAAGCTCACGCGCTTGGCCTGGCGCTGCGCGTGTTCGGCGCGGGCCTTGTCGCGTTCTTCCAGCGGGTCGCGCTTATCCAGCAGAACCAGGCGGCATGCGCGCGCCTTGTCGCGCGCCAGCGCCAGGTCCACGGTGATGCAGGATCCGAGCCCCATCTCGCGGCGCCGGCCGGCCAGGTCGTAGCGGAAGATCCAGCTCTTCGAACCACTCCGCGACACCTGCAGCCATAAGCCGCCGCCATCGCCGTACAGGCCTGGTCGCGTCACCGCGCGCACCTTGATCGCGGAGAGCTTGTTGATCGTGTAGCTCATTGGTGTACCCACCTTTCGACCACATTCTTCACTCTCAAACCTACCCACCGCCCTACCCACTCCGAAGAGCGGGATGCAGGTAAATTCTAGTGGACGTCGATGGACCCTGATTTTGACATTTCTCCTATGAGGAGACGAAAAAAAGCCCCAGCGTGTGGGGCTCTTGTTCAGCATGCTTGGCGGAAGCGGTGAGATTCGAACTCACGAACGGTTTCACCCGTCGGCAGTTTTCAAGACTACGGCCAAAACCCTTAAGGCTCAGTTACTTATCGAACAATCGTTTCCGCAGCACCTCAATTTTGACCCGGCCTAAGTGGTTGTTTTATCGAGATTTGCGGATTGGTTGCGGAGACGATTTTCGCTCGATTACTGGTGCAACGCAGGCTCCATCGCGTGATGCGTTGGCACCACTTCGCGATGCGGCTGCATGCGATGAGCCGGGTTAATTTGCATCGGCAGGAATACTGGTTCGTCGCGCTGCGGGCCTCGCCTTTTTACGAACCCGACCTCCAGGCCGCCGGCGCGCGGGCGCAGCGCCAGGCGCAGTGGCGCGGGCGACGGGTCCTGCGCTGAGGCGAGCAGCCGGATCATGAAGAACAGCGTCTCGCCCTCCTGGGCCGCCAGCGTCAGGCGCCGCTGACTCTCGGCGCGGATCTGGTGCTGCCAGAACAGCAGCGCGCCACAACTCCCGCTGCGCAGCACCTGCTCGGCGGCCCACAACGCATCGGCAGTGCGGTCGGCGCGCAGCCACAGCGCCGACTCGGGCGGGATGCCCATGCCGGCAAGGGCCAGGGCCTGGGGCGGGTGCGGCGGCTGAAGGAGCGCAATCTGCCGGTTCGCCACCTTGGACAGCGCCGGCGCCAAGAGGCGCAGCTCACCGATACCGGGCTGCTGCGTGTGCAGGTCCGTCATCGATCCCAAAGGCCAGCCACCGCCGGGCAGCTGGTTGTCCAGCGCCGGGTGGCCAGTGCTGATACAGCGCGAGGTGCTGCGTGCCAGCTGCGAGGCGCGCCACAGGGACGGGTGCAGGTCTTCGGGGTTGATCTTCGCGGCGGCGGTGAGCATAGTTGACTCGCTGAAATACTGTACGTTTATACAGTATAACACCATGCCAGATTGATACCGCTCGCGGCGGGCGGCAGCCGGTCGGCTACCCTATCGTGATGCATACTCGAACCGACCTCACGACTGCCGCCCAGATCGACCTGGCCATCAACCTCGCCGCGTCGCGCGGCGCCCACGCAGCGGCGGCCGCGCTCCGAGCCCAGGGCGTCGCGCTCGAGCTGGCCGTGCGCGTGCTGCTCAAGCCTTGGCTGCGGCGGCGCCCTACTTCGGCCAGGCCTGCTCCAGGGTCAGGGCGTCACTAGCGTGCCGGTCAGCCTTTTCTGCCAGGTCTCGATATTCGCTCTGGCAGTTTTGGAGTACGGCTGCGAGGGTGGTGGTTGAGTGACGGAGGGCCTCGACGGAAGCGTCGGGCACGCCGCGGCTAATGGCGGCAAGGGTGTCGCGCAGGCTGAGAGAAGCGCTGGCAGAGCCAGCAGCCAGAGCGCGGATGGTTTGATCGCGGGAGTTTGCATTTTCGAGAGCCTGGTTTCGTTGAGCGGTCCAGTCCTGCTCACGCAGGCGGGCGAGATCTTTGGCGGCGGCCAGCTGGGCGTCGCGTGCGGCGATGTCGGCGCGGTGCGCCGCTTCGAGCCGCCAGCCGTTGGCGACCCAGCCGGCTGCGCCGGCCAGGCCTATGCCCAGCAGCACGACGACGCCGGCCGCCGCCGCGCGGTATGGCGACGGGATCATGGAATCGCCTTCATGGCCTGGCCAGTCAGCGCGCGGCGCTCGATGTAGCCAATGGCGTCGCCGATTCGCTCGGTCTTGCGGCCGATATTGATGCAGTCGGACACGCCGTCGACGTCATCGACGTCCGCGAACCGGTTCAGGTTATTGACGTACCAGAACCAGCCGGCGCCCAAGGCCGCGCCCATGTCCGTCGACAGCCACCCTCCGATGGTGTCGCGCGACAGACCGAAGTAGTCGGCAACGGCGTTGTGGTTCGTAGCGCCGGTGATCTGCATCCACCCGGCGCCGCGCGTGCGCCAGCCGTCGCCGCTCTCCGGGCCGCGATTCCCCATCCGGTTCGCGTAGGCGATGTTGGCGATCGCCTGCTGGTCGGCAGCATGCGCCGGCGTGCGGCCGTGGCGTTCGGCCTGCGCCGGCGTGAAGCGCGTCACCGCCCTGGTGTTGAACGTGGCCAGGATCGCGGCCGGCGTGTAGTTCAGGTTCTCGCGCTTGCGCGTGAAGCCGCCGCTCTCGTGCGCCACCTGGGCGAGGAAGTGCGCCAGGCGCCGCCGGGTGTTGATTTCGAAGCGCTCGATCGCCGGCTGCAGCGCCGCGGCGACGACGGCCGCGTTCGAGCCGCACTGCGGCGCCACGCGGCGGATGATTTCGGCCGTGACGATCATGGCCGACCTCGAACGTCACGCACCACGTCGGCAAGCGTCGCATTGCGCTTCGCCTCGATGTAGTTAAACAGCCAGCGCACGATGGCCCAGCCCGGCAGCCCGCAGGCGAATACCAGGCCCAGCATCGCGACCAGGCCGACCGGCTTGTGCGCCCAGGCCTCCAGGCCGTAGTGCTGGATCACGCAAGCGCCGCCGCCGATCGAGAACACGATGGTCGAGATCAGGCCGACGGCCCACTCCTTCGGGCTGCGCGGCGTCATCATGCACATCACGACCACCGAGGCCAGGCCGGCGCCGATTGCGCCCATGCCGGCCATGCCGCCCAGCAGCTTCCAGCCGAAGGCGCCGGCGGCGGCGCCGGAAATTGGTTCACTCATTTGGGGTGCTTTCATGGTGTGGGTGCATCAGAAAAAACAAAACCCGCCGAAGCGGGTTGGAGAAGGGTGAGCGCGCTGGCCAGCGTGCCGGGCGAGTATCGCCAGGGGTCCGGAATGCCGAGCGCGGCGGCCACCGCCTCGGAGCAGAACCAGCGGCGCTGGCTGTGCGGAATCGGCGCCAGCACGAATTGAAGGTTGCCGACCAGGTCATACGGGGCGCCGTCGTGCTCGCGGAACCACTGCCACGCGCGGTCGACCAGGGCGTCGGGCAGGTCGATGAAGTCCCAGCGCGCCGGGTCGAAGTCGATCACCTTGGTGCGCACGCCGCCGTCCATGTTCGAGGCGGAGGCGGCCAGCCCGCCGGCGCACTTGTCGCCGTCGTAAAAGATCAGCTCAACATGCGAATACGGCGACTTCGTCCACCACCGCACCAGGCGGTTGTAGATGCCGGCCAGGCCCGGGCGCGTGCCCTTGTAGAACGCTGCTTTCATTACAACCCCGCTGCGGTGATGAACAGTTGATCGAGCGCCTCTTCGTCGAGGCCCAGCGCCTGGCCCAGCATGACCACCAGCGGTCGGCTGCGTACCACGGTGCTGGAGAACTCCCATTCGATCCGGGCCGCGTCGCGCTCGGCTCCTTCTAGCGATTCGATCGCCGGCGCGACCTGGTCGAGCTTGTCAATAGCCAGCAGCGCGAGCCGGGCCTGGCGCATCGTGACCTCGCCCGGCACCTCGGCCACAACGGGCGAGATTGCAGCACGTTCCTCCTCGGTCATGTCGCGGATGATGGTCTGTCCGTTAGAGTATTCAGCGATCTGCAGGGTCGTCATACTTTTCGTACTCCATAAACGCGAATGAGTGCAGAATTGATCATCCCGCTACCGATGAAAATTTCGAAGCCTTCCGCTGGGGTGGATGGCGTATGGAACCCCCGTCGCGTCGGCGCGCCGCAATTTGTTCCGCCAGAGCTAGCAAAGCTAGCGCCGTCCCAGAAGATGCCCTTCATCGCAGCCTTGACGTTGCGCAACTGCAGAATCCCCGTGTAGCTCCGAGCTCCAGAACCGTTCAATAGGAAATTTGCTACGTCGCCCGTTGAAACTGCATTCACGACGGTCGAGTTGTACCCGGTAACCAATGGCGACCCTGCGGATAGAAATCGGAATGCCGGGATTTGATCGGTGGACAGCTCCATTCGTTGGATATCGACGAGGAACCAATCGTGATCCGCCCCAAGTACAGTGGGTAGCGATATGGAGGCAACCGCGCTCGACACAGTGATCGTTGCCAGTAACTCCATGGTTCCCGGTACGGTGCCCGAGTCGCCGTTTCGGTCGATGAAGACCATCAGCGCATCGCCATTGGCGAATGGGCTGGCCTGTCCGCCACCGGTCGCGCGCCAGGTCATGGTTATATTGCGATAGCCCGTTGGCAGCGCCACAGCCGTGACGTCGAAGGTCAGCCACTTGCTCGGATCGGTCATCTTCACGACGCGAATCGAGCCCTTGACGGCGCTCGTGACCGCGCGCAAATCCGCTAGCACATTGGTCAAATCGGCGCCACCGACCGCCTGCAGGTCCAAGCGCATGACCGTCGCAGCATTCTGGGTTGCGCTGCTCAGCCGCAACTTGCCGACGCCCGGGTCCGCATCGGCAGTTGAGCTGTCGAACACGTACGGGAAGGCGTAGGCGCCGCCAGCTGCGTAGGCACTCATGTTGGCCGCCAGCTCGTTCTCCTGGCGCGCCCGCTCGGCCAGGTTGTCCAGGAAGTTCGCCATCTTGGTGTCGAACGTCTCCTGGTCGTCCAGCTGATTCGGCATCTGGGTCGGATCGGTAAGTGCTGTGATCATTGAGACAATACTCCTTCAATTTGCAATGCCATCTTCGAGCGGGGATAGGAATCGATCACCTTGCGGAAGCTGCTAAACTTCCCGACCAGCATCGTGTCGCCGCGCAGGGTCGAGCCCAGCCACACCAGGGTTTTCTGGCGCCGCTTGATCAGGTCGTCTTCGATGCTTTCGACGCGGTCACGCTCAACCGACAGGTCGATGCTCATGCGCTTCGAGAACCCTCGCGGGATCGTGTCGCTCGAGCCGTCCGGGTAGAACGTGGTGGTCGAGTAGTCCTTCAGCTCGGTGGACAGGCCCATCAAGGACAGGCCGACATCGATCGCGTGGCCGATCATGCACATGCCGCACTTGGCCACGCCGCCCGGCCGGCGAATAGTGATGGTGACCAGCGCATTCGCGAACACCGGCAGCTTGAGCGTCAGGAACCAGCTGCGCATCCGCAGCCGATTGAAGCCCCAGCCGTAGAAGCTGCTGCCAGAGCGCGGCAGCACCAGGCTGCGCTTCTCGCTGTAGACCACACCGCGTGTCGGGTGCGTCATCGAAATGCGTACCTCACTCGCATCCAGCGCGCCTGCAAATAGGCCCTGGGTGATCGCCTTCGCCGAAAACACGGCTACGATCTCCTCCGGGTTGCTGGTCACCGTGCTGTTGCGGTCGTCGAACATCGCCCAGCGGTTGATCGCCGTGCGCTTGTTCCACCACGCCGGATCGCTAAGCGGCTTGCCGACGTTCGCCGCCTGCATCGACCAGTAGACGATCTTCGTTGCCGGGTCGTACACGGCCGCGTCCTTGGCATAGGTGGTAGCCGCGCTGTACGGCGGCTCGACCATCGGCACGTTCGAATAGATCAGGCCAGCGGTCGGGCCGATTACGTCAGCAGCGCGGGTGACGGCGCCGTTGCTGGTCTTGATAGGGAAATCCGGTGCCTGGTTGGGAACAGCCTGCGGCAGACCGATGCGAATGGTGATGTCCACAGGCCCAGCGCCTCGATTGAACAACTTGATGTGCGGGCTCATATATGCCACGGTTGAGCCGCCAGACAAGGTACGCTTGTACTTACTGAGCCCCTGCACTAGCGAATCTGGAGCGGGGTTAATTGTCGGACCATTACCGCCACCCACGTATGCTCCACTGGCCATCGCCTCATCGACGCACAGGTTGATCGCGAGAACGTTTGACATGCTCCCGGCGACCACCGCGAGGTATGCGCTTTCCTCCCACACTTCGCCATTTAGTGCCGGGATGGACGTGTTGCTTTCGAAGTAGATCCCGGCAAAGCCTGCAGCGGTCGCATCGCCTTCAATGCGCACGTCGACGTAGTCGATTCCTGACTCCACGCCTTTAGCTATCAGCCAGAATCGGATTCCGATGTTGCTTCCGACGAGCCAGTTGTTTGGCATAACACCGCCAGCCCCCAGTCGACCGATTACGCCACCCTGCATCGTGTTGTTTCGGATGTAGTTGGTCGCCGGCTCAAGGTCGACCACGGCAAATGGCGCCTTACTTAGGTCTGCCGGGTCATAGCTGACGGCCAGGATATCGGCCGGCACCTCGACCAGCGTGCCGGTTCGGTCGTACACCCACTTGGGCGACGGGCGCGTGCACGCCGCGTCCCCCAGCGTTACTGGATCAACAATGATCACTGAGTTTCCTCCTGCTCTTGAACGACCTTCGTCGCCAGTGGCTTGTTGCCGTTGAGTGCATCGTCCAGCGCGCTGGCAGTGTCCAGCGCATGCTTGGCGATTGAGTAGTTTTCGTCGCTGTTGGTCCGGCGCAGCAGAGCGACTTCCTCACGCAGCGCGCGGATCTCGGCGACCAGCACCTCGTTGCCCTGCTCTGGGCTGGCCAAGCGGCGCATCAACTCGCGGTTGTCAGCCGCAGGGATGATGCGTTCGCCCTGGTGGACCATCGCCGGCATGTCGACCGGGATGTAGTTCGTGCCGACGGCGAAGCCTCGAAGCTTCTTCTTGGCCTCGTCGCTGTTCTCGAACGTGTCCTTGATGGCGCCCAGGCTGATGCCGTTCTTGACCTGCCCCATCCAGTAGTCCAGTCCGGCCGCGTCAGCCGTGCGGCCGAACACTTCCTTGTAGAGCTTCTGAAGCTGCGCCTCGGGCGAGTTCTTGATCGAGTCGACAATCGCGCCGGTCGAAGTGCCGCCGGCGGCGATGCCCTTCCAGTAGTCAAGCCCGGCCTGATCCGGCGCCCGGCCCAGCGACGTTTTGTAGGCGTCGCTGATGGCCGAGGTTGCCGAATTGATCGGGTTGCTACCGGCGGCGAGCATCGCGCCGCGCAGCGCCTGGAGCGCCTGCTCGATCGACAAGCCGATGGTCGAAATCCCCTTCAGAACGTCGATCTGCTCCTGCTCTCGCTCGAGCATCAGGTCGTACTGCTTGACCTGGTCCTCGAGCTTCTTCAGGCTGCGCTCCTCGACCGACAGTGCATCGTCGGTCAGGCCGGCCAGATCCTCGATACCGATCCGGGTGGCGTAGAAGTCGCGCAGGTAGTCCTCTTGCGTGGCGAACAGCGCGGACGAATCCCGGCTGACCACCGACAGCGCGCTGCGCAGGTCCTCGGCGCTCGGCAGCTTGCCCGAGGCCTTGGCGATCGCCAGCGCCGCTTCGATCTGCGCCTGGGCGGCCCGGCGGTCTTCGGCCTCTCGACCGGATACCGTCATGCCGTCCAGGGTGGACCGCAGCGACTGCGACAGCGCTTCAATCTTCTGGATCGAGGCCGTGCGCACGGAGATTTCCTCCTGCAGCGCCTTCTTCTGGCGGTCGACCACGCGCTGCAGCACCGAGAAGGCGGCGTCGACGCCAGAGATCAGGCTTGCGGCCTGCTCGACTGCCGCCTGGCGCGCAGCCTCCGCCGCGCGTTTCGCCGCCTCCTCGGCCTCCTTTGCCGCCTCGGCCGCTTGCCGGGCCGTTTCCGCCGCCGCGTCGCCCACCGATTTCAGGTAGTCGGACACGGTCTTGAACTGCGGGCCCAGGGCCAGCAGGCCGGCGTACTGCTTCGCACCCTGCTCCGTCGCCAGCGCGCCCGACGACACCAGGCCCTGCACCGCCTCCTTGAACTGGTCTGAGGTGGCCAGGCCGGCGAAGCCCAGCGCCGCCAGCCCTTCCTGCAGCGGCTTCTGGATGATCGCCACCCGCTCCGCTTCCGTCAGGAAGTTGTCGTTGAAGAAGGTCGTCGCCGAGGCGAGCGCGTCGATGCCGCCGGCAAATGCCAGCAGCCGCTCGCGCGCCTCGATCGATGCGGCGCCGACAGCGCGGAATGCAACTTCCGAGCTGGTGCCCATCGCTACCAGGATCTGGTCGACGGCGCTGAAATTGACCGCCAGGCGCTGCAGCGTGGCCGACGCCTGCTCGCCCTGCACTTGGAACTTGCCAATCTCCGGCAGCAGCTCGGCCGCTACCGTGTTGGCCACGCCGGCGAAGAACTCGGCGATTGCCGCTTGATTGGCGGCCTCGTCCTTGCCGAGCGCGATCTTGATGGTCTGCGAGCGGGTTGCGATGCTCGCAGCATTGAGACCCAGAACCTCGGCGAAATCCGCCGACGATGCCTTGATTGCGTCGTAGGCCGACGTCAGGCCCGCGGCGAACTCGGCGCCTACCGGGTTGCGGTCCGTGCCTTTCTTGTCGCTGCGGAACCAGCCGCCCTTCTTCACCCAATCGGCATCCATGGTCCCGGTGAAACCGCCAGCGCCGAGCGAACCATTGAGGGTCTGCTCACCGCTGTACTCTTTCGGACCGCGGCCAAACGCCGCCTTGCCGATCGAGACAACCGCCAGCGCACCAGCGACCCACGGCGCTGCCGCTGCCAGCCCAGACAGCCCCGACGCGATGCCGCTGGCGATGTTCGGACCGACCACGCTCGCAATGCCGTTGCCGATGTTCATGCCGAGCGCGGACGTCAGGCCGGAGCCGATGCCGGCGCCGTTCAAGCCGCCGGCCAGACTGCCGAGAAAGCCAGTCCCCAGCCCGCCGGCCAGCGTGGCGCCACCGGTGGCCAAGCCGTACAGGTTGGATACCCCGCTGGCAACGCCAGCCAGGCCGGTTGCGCCAGCGCCAGCGGCGCCCGCCGCGCCACCGAGCCCGAACGTGTTCGCCAGGCCGGCCGCGAGAGGGTTGACCAGCGGCGAGATGATCGGGCGCAGCACCAGCGTGCCGAACATGTTTTTCAGCGTCTCGACCAGGTTCTTGCCAAAACCGTTGCCGTTCTCGAACCCGCGCAGCAGCGCATCGGTGAGCGACTGCTCAATCGAGTCGGAGGCGCGCTTCCATTCCTCCGCCGCCTTCTTCGCCGCGTCGACCTGCTCCATGGCCGACACCGCCGCAGCGTTGCGCTTCTTCGCGTCGATCAGCTTCTCGAGCGTCTCGATCTCGTCGAGCGTGAGGCCCAGAGTCGAGCGCTGCGCCAGTTGGCCTTCCAGGCGCGCCAGTTCCAGCTGCTCGACCGCCGACTTGGTCATGCCGTAGGTGCGCGCCAGCTCTTCGTTGCGGGTCGCTTCGTCCTGAGCGTCCTGCACGCGCTTGGCGTACACGGCGCTGGTCGCCTCCAGCCCCTTGGAATAACCATCCTGGAAGTCGCTCAGTTCCTTGAGCGCCCGGAGACGGTCTTCTTCGGCCTGCTTGGCGAAGGGCTGCTGCTTGATGTACGCCTCGACGGTGGCCACGTAATCCGCCATCGACTGCTTGCCGGCGGCGTAGCCACCAGCCAGCTTCTGCAGGTTCTCCACGTAGTCGGCGTCGACGCCCGCGCTCTTGCCGCTGATGCGGTCGATCAGGTCGGCGTATTCCTTCGCCGCCTTCGCCTGGTCCGCGAGCGCCTTGGTGGCCGCCGGGTCAACATACTTGGCGCGCACCAACTTCTCCATTTCGGGAGGGATGGCGCCAAACTGCTTTTTCAGCTCAGTAAGCTCGGCAGCGAGGCGCTGGGCCGGCGTGCCGTTCTTTTCGAACCACTGGTCGATCCTCTCATCGCGAGTCCGCGCTGCTGCAATGGCAACCTCGCGCTGTTGGGCGGCAACCCGTTCGAGCGCCGCCTCGTATTCATTCGACAGCACGATCTCCTGCCGGCGCAGATCGATATTGAGGTGGTACTGCGCATTGTCACGGTTTGCCTGCTGGTCGCGCCTGTTTCTGGCCAGCGCCTCGCGTGCGCGCTCGAGCCCTTCCCGATCCACCTGGCTGATCCCATCCAGCGCCTTGATGCGCGGCTCCTCTGCGGCAAGCGCATTGCGCTCACGCAGCTTCGCGATTTGTTCGTCCAGCCGCTTGATCATGTCGGCGGTCGACTCTTCGGTCGACTGTGCAACCTTGTCGTTTGCCTCCCTGGCTGAGATCGACCATGCGCCCCAGATCGTCGCGGCGATGCCGAGAAGGCCAATAATTGCCCCGACGGGACCGCCCGCCAATGCCATCACGCCGCTGAACGCACGGCCAGCCAAAGATGCCGCACTGGCTGCGCCGGCTTGGGCTGTCAGCGCCGCAGCATGTGCGGCAGCGGCTGTCGTAGCCTTCGCCTGCGCAGGAATGAGTGCATTGGTCGTGATCGCAAGCGCTACGTTGCCCTCGGCGGCCAAGACCGCGGCGCGCAACTCCGCCACCCGAGCGGCTGCCAGCGCCGCTGCACTGCCAGTGGCAGCCACATCTGACCGGGCGGCAGCCAGATTGGATGCCAGGCGCGCATTGTTCGCCACGACACTGGCGTAAGCCGCCGCAGTGGCCGACGAAAGCGCCGACCCGAGCTTCACTGCGGCGACGGTCGCCATTGCGCCGCCGACGAGAACAAGGTTATCGGTCAGGAGCTTGAGCCCGCCGGACAGCGCCGCGACCACACCGCTCGACTGGGAGGTAGCGCCGACGAGCAGCATGATCTTGTCCTTGAGGACAGTCACAGCGCCACCAACGGTCTCCACTGACCTCGCTTCGTCCTGCAGCTTCTTCAGGGCGCGCGGGAGTGCGTTCGCCAGAACGTCGGTCGTCAGCATGCCCTGCTCGGCCATTGCGCGGAGCGCGCCGACTGGCACACCGATGCCGTCCGCCAGCGCCTCCATCAAACGCGGTGCCGCGTCGTTCACTGAGTTGAACTCCTCGCCGCGCAGCACGCCCGACGCGAACGCCTGCGACAGCTGAAGGATTGCCGAGGACGCACTTTGCGAGTTGGCGCCCGACACCTTCAGGGCCAGGCTGACCACCTCAGTAATATTCGCGACCTGCTGTTGCGCAATGCCGAGGTCGCGCGTGCTTTTCGTGATGCTCGCGTAGAGCGAGGCGGTACTTGCCAGGTCAGATTGAGCGGCGGTTGCGATACTTTGGACCGATGCCTGCGCCCGCGCAAATTCAGTCTGTCCCGTCGTCGCTAGCCGGAGCTGCGCGATGTAGCTGCTGTACGCGTCAGAAAGCTGGACGAGGCTCGCAATGCCCGCGCTCGCGCCCGCTGCAGCAAGAGCGGCGGCGAAGCCGTTGATCGAGTTGCCAGCATTACCAGCAGCCTCCTCGGCGGCCTGCAGCTGCTCGATCAGCGGGCGCGCGTCGTCCGCGACACCTAGCTGCTCGGCGCGCAATGCGGCCAGCTGCGAGGCAGTCTTGCCGATCCCTTCCGCCTGAGCGCGCAAGCCGGCCAGGAAATTATTGCCGGCGTCGAGCTGCCGCTGTGCGGCTGCGGCCTGCTGGGTTTTGCGGGTAACAGCGTCCAACTGGTCGAGATACGGGCGCAGCGCAGTGATGTTCAGCCCGCGCGTATTGGCGAGCGCCTCGTAATAGGCTGCACTGCCCTTCGCGCCCGCATTCATCGTCGCGGTGGCGCGCTGGATCGAGTCGGCCATGCTCTTCGTCGCGCGATCAACCTGGCCAGCTGCAGCGCCAGCACCATCGCCGACATTGCGCAGGCCGGGGCCGGCGCCAAGCGTCTCGAGCGACTTCCCCGTTTTCTGCGCGGTGGCGCCGAGGTTTTCAAGGTTCTTGCCGGTGCGAGCGGTGGCCGCCTCGACCTGGCGCAGGCCGGATTCGACGCCGCTCGCGTCGGCGGTAACCTTGATGACCGCTTCGTTGGTGACTTGACTCATGCGCCGCCCATAAAAAAAAGCCGCCCGAAGGCGGCTTGTTTGCCGATATATGCCTGCACTAGAAAACGAGCGCCTGCATTTTTGTAAAGGTTTTCGAATCAGTTGTGGCGAGCATCTTCTTGCCGTCGCTGAACTGCGCGACGAAGGTCACGTCCTTGCCCTTCCCGCCCAACAGTGCGCCAGCGAGCAGTCCAACCGGCCCGAGAATCGCGGCACCGGCAATGCCCCATCCGATCGTTCCGCCAACTCGGCGGACCTCCTCTTCCGTGGCTATCGACACTGACGTTAGATAGCCCGTCAGGGCAACGCTCTTGCCGACCAGACCGTCACCAGGCTGCCAATTCAACGTAATGACGTTGAAGCCGATGGAATGACTACCTTTCGGAAAGTCTCCCGCGTGTACCTCGAGTTTTGCCATGCCGCCTCCTGTGTTGAGCGGCAATGTTACACCAGCGCGAAAAGCCGCCACTATTTCTAGGGCGGCTGTTCGAGGTCGTGCAGGCTACGCTGTGGCCGGCGGCAGCGCGTCGAGCACGCTGGCCGACCACTTCACCTGCTGAACCGGGACGCCGTCGCTGTGCTTCTTCCCGGTGTCGTAGATCATCGCGTACTGGCGCCCAGGCTGCAGCAGCTCCCAGGTCTTCTCGACCTTCGCCTGGAAACCAGCCTGAGCGAGCAGTGCGTTGACCTTCTGCCCGCTCAGCGCCACACGCGCGCCAAGCTCGGTCGGGGTGAAGTATTGCACCTGCTCCTCTTGCTCGAGGTGCGTCTGGCCGAGCAGGCCCAGCAGGTTCGTTCCGGTCAGCTTGGTCACCGCCTGGTTCGCACTGATCGCAGCGGCATTCTTACTGAGGCCGAACGCTTGAGCAGCCTTGATGGCGAGCGGCGCTAGCTTCAGGGCCTGGAACGCTCCATCTAGATTCGCTGCCTTCTCGATCGTCTTCCGGGGCTCGGCGAAATATGACCTCACCAGTTGCCGCTGCACCTCCCACGCCAGATCGTCAGTGAAGCTCTTGACCACCATCGAGTAGCCAGTTTCAGTGAGCAGAACCATCGAAGCCGGCGTGCCGCCCTGCGGCCTTGAAAAACCAAGCATACGGATCTCGTCCGGCTGCGTGACCTCGTGGAAATCCTCACCCTCAATGAGCCGCGCCTTGTTCTCGTTAAAGTTGCGACGTGCGGTGCCGTCCGGGCGCTTATGAACGGAATCCATCATCCCGAGCGTCATGACTCGCACGCCGCGGTATTCGACCGGAGCCAGTTCGACGCCGCCGATCTCGATAAGCGCGCTCATTTCCAACCCTCCCGGATGGCGCGCTCACGGTGCAGCATCTTATCCGTGTACCCTTTGTGCCAGGGGTATGTGTCGAAGTATTTATTCCACGTCTGAAAGCCCAGATCTTTGGCGATCCAGCGTGCGCGGCTCCTGGCCATGTTGAAGATCTCGAAGGAAGCACTGAACAGAGTGGGATTCAGCAGCTCAACCGCTGGGCCGAATTTTTCCCACCACGCTGACATGAAGTTCACCTCAACGCACAAGCTGTCGAGTTCACGCTTCTGCACCTCACTAAGGGTTACAGAGCCGGCTCGCTCCACACGGTCCTGCTCGATCTCCTGATCCAGAATATTAAGCACCCAAACGCGGAACGCTTTAGCCACCGGAGTCCGCGCGAACATTGCGACGAGGTGCGCACCACGCAAGCTGAAAAATCGCATTGCCTGCTTGCCGCCGGCCGTTGCCACTCGAAACACGCGCGCCATCGTGTGGGTAAATTCGTCACCGTGCGCTGTGTACAGACGGTGGACCGACTTCTCATCTGCGTAGCCGAGCAACTCAGTGAGCTGCCGGTTGCTGATCCAACGCTGCCCCTCACGAGTGATCGTCTTGACTTCATGCGCGCCGAAGGTCAGCGCATGTTGCATCTTGGTAGTGACTGCTGTAGCATTCATCTCGTTTCCTCATTCACGTGTGGTTTCACCAAAGCCCCGATCCGCCGCCAAGCTAGTTCGGGGCTTTTTCATTTCTGCTTACCGTCTTGCTGGGCTTCATCCTCTTCCAGCGAGCGCAGTAAGCGGCCCAAGATTTCACTGTTCATACTACGCAGCGAAGTTTTCGCGCTTCGCTGCAGACGCTCCTTTACCTCTTGCGGCATCCTTACGATCATTTTTGGCAGCTCCCTCGCACCTTCCATATTTCCTCCCATCCTCGAACCACCGTGGTCCATGTGAAGCAGAATAGATCACGGTGGTTCCATTGTCAAGACCACCGTGGTGCATTATTCTCCAGCCATGACACGCGAAGATCCACAAATGAAACTACGCATGCCGGTCGAGTTACGAGACCGCATTGCCGAGCAGGCCAAAAACAATGGCCGAAGCATGAATTCTGAAATAATCGGGCGCCTAGAGGGCTCGTTCTCCACTCCGGAGTACGCGATACTTCTATCGGCGTTTGAACGGCTGAACACTGACCTCGCTCGACTGGAAATCGAGAAGCTAACCGAGAAGGCTCAGGCGGCGCGGTTCGCGTTTGACCTCCGCTTCGTCTGCGAACAACTGCTCCCGCATGTGACAAGCAATGCTGAAAAAGAGCAGCTCAGGGGATTCATTTCCGATGCGAGCGCTGTAATTCATGGCGCCGCTGACTTCGACTCCCAGCTCGTGAAGCGCATCGAAGCACTGACAGAGACTATCCGTAAGCGCAACGCGCGCCCGGCAGATAGCCCGTCTGATCAAGGGTAACCCAGACTGGGCTACCCTTTGACAAAGGGGTGGTTGATTCAACCACCCCTTTATTCCTTGGTCCGCATCGCCTCGAGCGCTGCGTCTTCCATCACCTGGAGGTCTTCGTCCAGCTGGTTGTATTCCTCCGGCGTGAGCTCCATCCGGTCCATCCGATGGAACGCGATCGCGAAATCGAGCCCGAGCGGGCCGCCCATCGGCGCGATTCGCCATTGCCTGCGGAGGCTATGAAACAGGCAATAGGCCCGGTAGTTCTCGGGCCAGATTTCGACAGGCTCCGCCGCCAAGTCCTCCAGAGTCAGGCCCGCCACCGCCAGATCGGCTTCGGAGGGCTCAGGCTCATAGAGGGCCGAGGCGACGGCCCTTAGTTTTTTGCGCGGGCGCCGGTGATCTCGGCAATGAACTTGTCCAGGACCGCGCGGGCCGCGCCGATGTATTTCTGGGTCAGCTTCTCGACTGCGGCCTTGCCGAAATCGTCGTCCAGATCCCAGCCGCGGCTGATGTCCATCAGCGCGTCGACGTCCTCGGCGCCTTCCAGGTTCTTGATAAATTCCTTGAACTGGTCGCGCGGCATCCATGCGAATACCCAATCAACCTCGGCGGTCTTGCCGCCCGGGACTGGAATCAAGACGGTTGCGGTGAAGGTGTTTTCGCCGGCCAGGGAGAGTTTTGCTTTTGCCATGATGATTTTCTTTCAGGAGAGGTAAAAAGACCCGCGAGGCGCTACCCCGCGGGCTGGGAAGGCCAGCACCGACCATTCGGTGCCGGCTGGCAACGGGTTTAGTAGCGGACGACCTTGTTCTGCAGCGAGAACACGGCGCGTACGGACATGACACTGCCCTTGGCCAGGCTGGGCGACTCGTTGAACGAGCAGTAGCCGGCATACAGCAGCACGCCGCCGCCCGGCAGGATGCCGCGCAGGCAGGTGAGCTTCACACCGTCCGAGACCAGCTTCAGAGCTGCGTGGTGCTGCAGCGACTTGTCATCGGCGATGGTCACGGTCACGGTGGTGGCCGTGAAGCCGTCCGGCAGCATGACCGGCATGTCGCTGTCCAGCAGCGGCACCTCGACGGTCTTGCCGTCGCCGCCCGAGACCTCGGCGCTCACCACGCCGGTGATCGGCACCCAGGTGGTGACCTTGCGCACGGTGCCGACGCCGGCGCCGGCCGGGAACAGGCTGGTGTCGGTGGTGTCCAGGCCTTCGAGGGTGAAAGTGGTGCCGGTGGCCAGCTTGATGCGGAACACGCGGCCATTGGCCTTGCTCCAGCCGCCGGTGTATTCGACGAAGTCGCCGACGGCGAAAGTGTTGGTGGCGCTGCACACGGCTTCCGCCGCGTTGGTCGCCGCGGTGATGTTGACGGCGGTAGCGAACGCGGTCGCCACTGCGAACGCGATGTTGTTTGGCAATTGCATATCGGCCTTTCAGGTAAAGGGCCCGGAAGCCGGGCAAAGAAAAAGCCGCTCCGGATTTCTCGGGAGCGGCTTGGTGTAAAACTGGCTCGGATCAGCAGAAAATCTGGAAGTCCTGCATGGTCCCGCGGAGGTCGGTCTCTTCGTCATAGGTCGAAACCCGGCCGGTCACCACCTCGGTCTGCAGCGCGGCGCCGGCGGAGCGCAGAGCGTCCTCGACCAGCATGCCGAGCTCGGACGCCTCGACGCGATGCGCGGCCCAGCAGTTGACCTGCATACGATGCGGCTGCTTCTCCGGCTTCTCGCCGGTGAGCAGGTTGATCGGCGCGCCGCCCACCGCCTGGTAGGTGATGAACGGCCGTTCGGTGTTCAGCGGCGCCACGTCGGGGAACACGCGGCCGCCGGCCAGGTGCTGCAGCACGGCGTCGATGTGGTCTTCAGGGGTCATCGGGCGTTCCTTGCGATCTGTTCGGCCAGGGTGCGCGTCATAACGTCGACGGCCTCCTGCTTCTTGCTTTCGTAGGCTGGGCGCATAAACGGGTACGCCGGCGCGCTGGCCGTGCCGTACTCCAGCTCGGCGGCGCGCCGGTGCGCCTTCCAGCCGATCGTGCGGCCGGTCTTCTTGCTGACCCTCTTGTTGCGCGGTACAAACTTGTGGCCGTACTCGACGAAGCGCCAGTAGAACGCGCCCGGCCGGCCGGCGCCGCCATTGCGTACGGTGACGAGATAGACCTGCCGACTGCCGCCGTCCGAATCCTCTTCGAGACGCTTGGTAATGATGCTGTCGTACAGCAGGCCGGTCTGGCGGTGCTTCAGCGAGTTCTGTCTGGCCTGGTCGCGGAAGATCTCGGCGCCGGCAAAGCCGACGGTTCGAAGCGCGCTTTCGCTGACGCTCTCCTCGACGCGCTTGGCCATTTCCTTGAAAGCATCCTGGAGCTGCGACATGTCGAACTCGATCACGGCACCCCCTTGCAGACCAAGAACACGAACCGCGGGTCGCGGCCATCTGGCAGCGCTGATTCGATGTCGTAGGCCTTGTCCTTGAACTGGACGCGCCAGGAGGTATCAAGGCCGGCGCGGGCGCGGATCCGGATCGAGCACTTGATGATCGAGACCTCGCCGCCGGCGCGCACCACCTCGGCGCCGCTCGGGAACAGTACGTCGGCCCAGACGGTTGCGACGTCCGCCCACGCGTCGGGCGCGCGGAGCTTTCCGACTCCAGGACCGGGCTGCTGCAGGGTGATGCGGTCGTTCATCATGCGAACACCCGCAGCTCGTCGAGCAGCTTGCCCAGGAACTCGTTCTTGGGCGTGCCGACCGGCGCAAATTCTTCGGACACCTTGCCCAAGATGTAGCGCTTGGCATTCGCCGGCACCAGCGTGTCGTCGGCGCCGTATCCGCAGGTGTAGACCACCTCGACCGCGTTTACGCGCGCCTGGGTTGCCGGCCAGCCGCGGCCCGGTGCCGGCACGACATAGCCCGGCTCGCTTTCGGCGTCGACCAGATAGTCCTGCGGGTCGAGCGTGCGCTGCACGCCGGCCTCGTCGAAGAACTTCACGTGTACCACGGTGAGAATCGGAGGCTTGTCCAGCCGGATCGCCGCCGGGAAGGCGTCGAGCGTCAGGCGGTAGGCCTGCTCCACGAACGCGCGGCCGGTTTCGTGCTCGGCCTCGCGGGTGTACGCCTCGACGAGCTGGCGCAGATCGGCGTCATGCTCCTCACCATCGACCTTGGCCGACGTGCGCGCAGCATCGAGCGACACCGCCAGCGCCGCCGGCGGGGTGATCAATTTCAGGCTCATCGGGTCGTTTCCTGTGTTGCTGGCGGCCGGCCGGGGATGACAGGCGTGCCGGTTGCGACCGGCGCCCGCACATACTCGACCGGCTGCTGCTCTTGCTTCTGCAGCACCTCATTCGGCACGCGCGGCAATTTCGATGCGTCGATCATCAGTTGTCCACCCTATTGAAGTGAATGGTCCGGAAGAACTTTTCGCCGTTCGCACAGAGGAACGGCAACGTGCAGTGGTTGAGCGGGTCGGCCGAGACATCCATGCCGCCCAGCTTCACCATGATCAGCGCGCCCTGGGCGACCGGCTGCTCGAGAACCTGTACGCCGACCGGGATCGCCGGCAGCGCCGATGCGATCTGCGTGCCGCTGTCAGCAAGGATGTTCGTGACGTCGGCCACGAAGTAGCGTTTGTCGTCTGGATCCTTCTGCACCGCCCAGGTGCCCTGGAGCCTGGCGAACCAGATCGTGCGGTCGATCTGCTCGCCGTTCGAGAGCGTCACGCGCAAGGTGCAGAAGTTGGCCGCGCCCGAAAGCTCGTCCAGGCCGCCAACTTTCACTGCGATGAGCGAACCCTGCAACACGGGCTGCTCGATAACCTGCACCCCGCCTGTCACCGCAACAACTAACACCGCAGTGGCTTGGCTCTCTGTGAGGTCGAACGAGATGTCCGCCACACAGTAGAACTCGTCCAGAGGATGCTTGTCGATCGTCCAGCGCCCATCCTGCTGGTACGGCCCGCCCGGGTAAACCACCACCGGCCCGCCGAAGACCACCACTCGCGTGCCGCCTGAGAAGACGACCTTGCGCGCCGGCGCCACCTTCGTGGCGTCGAAGTCGTCCTGGCCAGGCGTTTCGGCGAGCGTGGTGAAGGTGCGAGCTAGCGCCGTCGAGTAATTCAGCGCAGCATCGTACGCGCGCATCAGCACCGTAACCGAGCTATTGGCCGGGCGCCCGGTAACTGTAGTGGTGGGCGACGGCCCGATGTTGTTGTAGCTGGTCCCGCCGTTCAGGCTGATTTGATAACCGGCCACGCCCACGGAATCGGTCGCTGGCGCCGAGGCGGTCAGCGTGGCCCCGCTCGTGGTGATGTTGGATGCGGTCAGCTGAGCTCCGCCTGGCCACGCAGGCGCGGTGCTATCGACCGGCGGCGTGGTCTCCAGGTTGCCAGCGACAGGCGCCCGCGCCGGGCTCATATTGGCCGGTAGCGCGGTCGCACCGTTATCGAAAATCGACCCTGTGACATCTGGATTCGTGCCGCTCAAATAGCTGACGGTAGGCGCTACGAAATCGCGAGAGCCCACGATGTCGAATTCGGTAGCGCTGTATTTTTCAGTAGTGATCGTCAGCGCTTCGGACCCGTCGGCCACGGTGATGCCGGTGTAGGCCGCCGCCGGGGTGAAATTGTCGCCGTTGCGATGCGTCAGCGGCACGCGGATACGGTTGCCGTCAAAAACCCCCGCACCCAGGGCCGGGCCTCGAGCGTAGAGGCCATCGCCATAAAGTTTGCGCCCAAGGACATAAGCGGTCCGGTTCGCGCTGGAGAGAAAGCCGGCTGCGGTCAGATGCACGCCGTCGTCCGTGCGCAGCGGGAAATCGACTGTCTGCACGTGGTAGACGTTCGGATAATCCCCGATCATGTTTTCAGCCTGGCGCAACAGGTCCGCGTTCGCCTGGGTCATGTCCGTGCGACGGTTCGACCCGCCCCACAGAATCGGCAGGTTTGGTTGGCCGGTTACCTCCCGGATACGATCGGCAAGCGTCACCATGCGGTTGTAATGCGTGGCAACCTCGCTCCAGTTCGTCGCTGCGGCGGCATCGTTGGAACCGAGCGTGATATATACGAATTCCAGTTTGCCGCCGGCTTCCGCCAGCAACTGCAGAAATGTGGTCCACTGGGCGCCACTTGTGTTCAGCCAATCGGTCAACTTCGTGCCGCTGTCGCCGCAAGGCAGCAAACCGATTGGTACGCCGGATTGTTGGCGCAGGCTCGCCGCCAGCACCGTGGCCGCGCCCTCCGTGCTCATGGTGCCCCAGGTGAGCGTTGACGCCGACAAACGCCGCGTCAGGGCATCGGGGGTGTACCCGGATCCGCTCCAGCCCTCGAAGAACCGGGATGCGCTGGACGACCCGAGGACCGCGCCAATGCCGCCGACGAGAAATACCTCGGTGGTTGGCGAAGCAGAACTTGCCAGAATGCCCGATGCGTCGCGCGAGCGCACCGACAGCCGGTACGGGCCTCCGGACGGCATGACCACGTCGGCCACGGCGATGCCGTCGTCAATACTTGCGCCGGCAAGCGCGGTCCAGTTTTGGGCCACCGTGACGCCGTCGGCACGGGTAAGCAGGTATTCAAGCGCGGTAGGCGTCTTGCCGGTGTACGCCATATCAAGGCGCACCGGGTAGCCTCGCTGCACGATGCGGTTGCTATCGAGAGGCGTGACACTGATCGAATTCGTGGCGGCACCTTGAACACTTACCGGTTCGCTGGTTGCGCTGGCCGGGCTACCCTGCCCATTCGATGCGAACTGGATTACTCGCAGCCTGTCGATGCCCACGTCGCTCGCCACTGACGTATAAGTCGCACCAGTGGCGCCAGCAACGGCCACGCCATCGAGCAGCCATTGCTGCGTGCGCGTAGGCGTAGGCGTGCCGGTGTGCGGAGCTGGCGTATAGCCGATTGCTTGGCCAACCGTGGCCGGGCCACTGATTTCCGGTGCGCCGTTGATCGTCGGCGGCGTGGCGGCGGGAGCATAGCCAAAGGGCGGTTCCACGGCGCTGGCCGTCAGGGGGCCATTATTGACCGTGAAAACGTTCGCATTCGCGCTGCGGTCCGCGATGTCGTCCGGGGTGTCGAAGCGCACGTACGCGCTCACGATCTTGCCGAGCTGCGCCACGATGTCTTCGCCATAGGCGTAGCGCGACATTTCCAGCGTGCTCAGGGCCTCTGGAACCAGGAAAATGCGACCCAGGGAATGGTCGAGCGAACGATTTGCGGCTTTGTCCGCGCGCGCGCCGATGGTCCATCCACGCGCGCCGTCGTACATTGCATTATTCGCGACCGTTCCGTCTGCGACAACCGCCGAGCCATCAGCCGGAGCGCTGGAAAGGATCGAACACTTGAACAGCCCGAGCGTACCGCCAGAGCGCCGGACGAAATACGCAAAGACGGCGCCAGCATCACCTAAGGCCGCCGCCGAACTTACTAGGCTCGTGCTCACCGTGTTGCGGTAGATGGCAATTCTGTTCGCTAGCGTGTTTCCGAGGGGCTGATAGGTGATCTGGAACGAGCCAGCCTCTTGGAAATTTCCGGTCGAAAGTATCGTTTGCGCCTCGCCTGTCATCACCCCGTCAAGCCGCATGATGAAGCCGATAGTAAAATCGCCTTCCGGGATTGTGAGACTAGGGTGATCCGGGGCACTGATCGACTGATTCTTGTCCCGCGCCAACTTCACTGTCATTGCAGTTCCTCAGTAGATCGCTCAGCAATACTGTTTTCATTTTCCCGCGGCGCTCGTACTGCACCGTGGTCACTCCGCGCTCGCGGAGCATGGCCAGGGCGGCCCGGTGGGTAGCGCGGTCGATCTTGCCGACGGCGCCGTGCAGGTAGACGACCGTGTCCGAGAGGTGGCTGACCGTCATGATTCCCACGTACGGCCGGCGCGCCTCGTAGCCGCCCGGCGCGTCGTACACGCGGATGGTCGAGACCTCGGAAGTCATATGCAGGTGGGTCATGACGGTCCGTTCCGGTGCTTACTGTGCGGCCAGCGATTCGGCGTATGCGACCGCTTCCGGCGTAGTGTCGAGCACATCGGGCAGCGCCTTTGCAGTGTCCGGGTCGACCTCGACGACGTCGTTGCACTGGCCGTATGCGCCAGTCACAAGGACACGCGCCTTGACGAGCGCCGCCTGCGCTGGATCTTCTGCCTGCTGCACCACAGCTGCTGCAGCTGGCTCATCCTGCGGCACGGCCGGCGGCGGTGCCGAGTCGGCTGCGGCACCAGCATCGGGCGCCGAATTGGTTTGTTCGTCCTGCGCGCCCTGCTCGGCACCAGTCGAACCAGGCTGTTTTGCTTTTGCCATCTGGATTCTCCTGTTGGCGGCCGGGCTGGCCGGCCGCCATGGTGGTTAGGTCGCGCTGTTCTGGAAATGCTTGATGGCGCCACCGACATCGACCATGTTTGCGCCCGAGCGGCAGAATGCCAGGAAGCCGACCTGGCCCTTCTCGGTGTACTTCGAGTCGGTCATGCGGAACAGCGTGGTGTCCATCACGTCGCGGATTAGGTATTTCGAGAAGTCGCCGAACAAGATCGACTTGGCATTGGCAGCCATCGGCGCCATGTGCTGGTTGATGACGATCTCGCGGTTCATGAGACGGTCAGGTGCGCCACCCGGATTGCCCTGCTCGTAGCCCGGCACGAAGATCGGGCGAGCGTTGTCGTCCTTGATTTTGCGCAGGACCTTCAGGGTGTCGTCGTGCATCATCCAGCGACCGGCCGGGCGGTAATACGGGTCAACCGAGTGTTCCAGGTCGACCAACGCGTCGTAATCGATGGTGGTGGCCATGCCGGTGCTGCCCACTTTGCCGGCGCCCGACGCAGTCACGACGCCGCGCGGCTGGGCGGTGCCGGTACCGACAGTGTGGTGGCGGTTCTGGATGCGGCCGAGGCGCAGACGCAGCAGCTCGACGATGTAGGCTTCGATGTTGAACATCGAATCCTGGATCAGTTCGAACGGCAGCGCGATCGACTTCGACGAATACTTGTACACGTCCATCGATGCCTGGCCGACGGTGGTCTCACCGACAGTTGCGCTCGTGTTCTGGCCGACGATTTCGCCCTCTTCCTGGGTCGAGTCGGCGGTCGGGAACAGCATCTGGGCGCCGGTCGAGGTTTGCAGGCCGCTGGCGACGCTACGCACGGCAAACGCCGCCTTCATCGCCTGGATCAGCGAGCGGCTGAACTCGGTCGCTACGGTGTAGCCGCCTTCCGAACCAGTGGTGGTCGACATCGCGCCTTGAATGTCCTGGTTGACGCGTGCACGCATTGCATTGCGTTGCTCGGCCGTCAGGTTCGATAGGCCGCCGGCCAGCATGGCGCGCAGAGCGGCACTCTCATCGGTCGAGGCGCTGCCCTGGCGTTGGGCGGCCTCGACCGCAGCGCGGTGCTGCGCCTCCGGGTTGTCGCCCGCCAGCTCGGCCAGACGCATTTCGCGACTGATCTCGGCATCGATGCCGCCGATTTCAGCCAGGATCGAGTCCAGCTTTTCGGCCTCGGCGGCCGGCATGCGCTGGTCGGCCGGGTACTTGTTGTTCAGGTCGTGGGCCTTCTTGGCCACGGTGTCGCGTTGGGCGCGCAGTTGTGCGAGCTTGGTCATGTAAAACCTTTCGATGGGGTTGGTCCGCTCTCGCGGCCGGTGGGCATAAAAAAAGCCGCCCGGAGGCGGCTGGTCTAGTGGCGCGAGAGCGTCAGCTAACTTGCAGGCGGGCCATCGTGGCGACGCGCTGCCGCTGGCGCGCGCGATGCTCCTCGGTGGCGACCGGGTCGATCTGGTTGGTCGGCGCTGGCTTCGGCGCTTTCGCGTAGGCGCTCAGGTCCCACGATGCCTCGACCTTGCCGCCGGCGGCGATCCGGTCGACCAAGCCGGCCGCGACGGCTTCGTCGGCGGTGTACCAGGTCTCGGCATCCATGGCAGCCTTGACGTCCTCGACGCTCATGCCGCTTTTCTTCGCGTACTGGCCGGCCAGCGAGGCGTCGACCTTCGACAGCAGGGTCGCCGTCGCGGTTAGGTCGCTGGCGTTGCCCATTGCCCAGGTCCAGGCGTTGTGGATCATGAAGAAGCCGCCGTCCGAGATTTCCACCTCGTCGGCCGCGGTGGCGATCACGGTCGCCGCGCTGGCGGCGTAGCCGTCGATATGCGCCACGACCTTGGCGCCGGTCTCGCGGATGGCCTGGCAGATCGCCTGGGCCGCGAACACGTCGCCGCCCGGGCTGTTGATGCGCAGGCGAATCGTACCGCCCTTGATGGCGCGGATTTCGGGCACCAAGGCCTCAGCCGACACGCCACCCCACCAGTACGCGGTGTCCTCGTCGGCCACGATCGCGTCATAGATATAGATCTCGGTCTCGCCGTCACTCTTCGCGACGATCTTCGACTGCGGGGTCCGCTCCGGACGCTTCTTGTTGCTCGCCAGGAGCTTCGTCAGGCTGTTTGGCACTCTGGCCTCCATTCACTTTGAGATTCGGGTTAGACGGCATGTTCTCGAGCCGGCGGACTTCGTCGGCTTCCATGAAAGGCATTTCGCCGGCGCGGCCCAGGGCGATTCGATACGCGTCGTACCGCGCCTTCAGGTCGCCGCGCTCGAGCGCCGCCGTGATGTGTTCGACGAAGAACCGCTGGCGCACTGGCCAGAGTTTGCTGTTCAGCTCCTGCTGAATCGGCGTCAGATGTCGCTGCAGCGTGTAGCGAACGAAGCCCATGCCCTGCTGCGCGACGCCGGTGCCCCAGTTCGACACGGCGCCGCCGTGGCCGACCATCGTCGGCGGCACGCCGAAGATCCGGCAGATTTCCTCTACCGTGAACAGGCGGGTCGCCAGGATTTCAGCGTCCTTCGAATTAACGCTCAGCTGCGCCGGCTCGAGGCCACCCGACAGGATCAACGGGCCGCGCCCACCGTTCTGCGCGCGCGCAATGAGCGAGGCCTTCAGCTGCTCGAGCTGGGTCTTGTCCAGCTTGGATGCGGTCTTGAGCGCATAGTCGAAATTGCCGCCGCCAGCCAGGAACCGCCCGGTGTACTCCTGCGCCGCCAGCGCCGTGCCGATCGCCTCGAGCGCCGCATAGGTCAGCGGACTCGGGCTGGTGAGCCCGTCGAAGCCCAAGCTCGGGAGATGGATGATGTCCGCACGGTCAAGCACATACGACGGACCATCTTCCGGGTTGATCCGGTAATAAATGCTCTTGCCGTCCTTGAACGGCTGAACCGAGTGCCGCTTGAGCGGCTTCCAGCCGATGACACGATTGCTGAATGGGCTCGGTCGGATCCACTCGCCGAAGCCATCACCGTGCGACAGCTTCGACAGAATGATCGCCTCCCAAGCGGCTGCGGACGTCCAGCCATCGCTGGCCAGCTCGTTCAGCATCCACCAGTATTCATGATCAGCGGAGTCGCGTTCATTGCCCTTCCGCTCATAGATCCCGATCGGCAGCGTCGCAATGGCTCCAGCGATCAGCGACATACAGCCGTAGGCGGCCGACACGCGCATCCCGGTCTCGGCCGTCACCTGCGATCCGGACGACGAGCGGTGCGCCGCGCCCAGAAGGTTGGCCAGTTCACCCATGCTCATGCTGCCGCTTGAGTTTTCACCCAGGGCGACCAGGCCCATTCGCTCTGCAGCGCCATCGCGACCGGCGGCCCAGGAGTCGAGCACGCTCGATCGGTGCTTGGTCGCCTCCAGGTTCAACAGTTGTCCGGTCATCAGAAGTCCAATACGTGAATTTCCGGCGCCGCCGCCCCGACGGGGTTCAGCGCCATCAGCGACACCGCGCTGAACGCGGACATCAGCGGGTCGATCTTGGCCTTGCCAGAGGCCTGTTTCGTGATCAGGATTGCATTACCCTTGTCCTCGACGCGGGCGTTGCCGACGCACCAGGCCATCATCGGACGGCCGCCGTGCAGCAGCTCACCGCCCGCGACCTTGCGCTCGGTGTCTTTGATAGCGCCGTTCAGCTTGAAACCCTGCGAGATCGCCACGATCTGCTTCATGTCGATACCGCGTTCGTCGGTGATCAGCTCGTCAACGATCGCTCCAATGCCAACCGCGTCGACGCCGATACTCTTCTCGTCCGGCAGCAAGCCCGAGTCGCGCACCCGGCAGATCACATCTGCCACGGCCATGACGTCATCGCCCGGCCGCTTGACGATGGTGAGATCGCCTTGCTTTTCGAAGTCGAGCAGCCGCGGCGCGATCTCTTTACGCCGCTCGAGCGCGATTTCGTGCACCCAGGCGTGACACCAAAGCAGCCACTTTCCGGTGTCGCGCTCGCGCCCAAGAACCGACAGCCCGAGCAGGTCGTCCAGACCGCCGCCGTCGATGCCGACGACAGCGACCTCTGACCGCTCAATGAGAGATTCCAGGGTGATAGTCCGGTCGACCGCGGCCTCCCAGAAGTCGGCCCCGCTCCACCTGTCGGAGCGCAGGTTCAAGCCGATCTCGATGTTCAAATGCTTGGCCCTGACGTCGCGCACCGCATGCTCACCGGCCTCAGTGGCCTCCAGCAGCTTCTGCTCAATTACCTCTTCGTCGACCGAGATGCCCCAGTTCGGGTTGGTGATATAGGCGTTACCGAGGTCCTCGTACGCCTTGCTCTTGAGCATATGGTCCGGGAACTCGTAAATTACAGGCAAGAACCTTGGGTCCTTCACTTTGCCGTCTCGGACCTTCCGCGCATAACTGAGTTTGTCCAGGAACACGCCGGCAGGTGGCTCGGCCGACTGCGTCGTGCAGTAGAAGACAAAGCCCTCAGGGCGCGAGGTGATCCCGCCAGTGGCTTCGGTCAACATGGCGGCCGCCTTGCTGTTCTTGCCGAACTCGTGCAGCTCGTCGATGAAAACGCCGATCGCTTTCTTGCCGGTCACGGTCGCAGCATCAGCGGCGACGACCTTCAGGGTTGCCCGACTGAGGCGGCACGTTACCGTCTTGATGTGCTGCTGCTCGTGGAATCGGTCGTTAAGCTCTTCGTCCGCAAGGATCATCTCGCGGATAGGCTTGTATGCATTGTCGGCCGCCTCTTTCGTGGGCGCCAGGATGATGAACTCCCCCGCAGCTCGGGTGTTGACGATCAGGGCGGTCAGCATTACCGCCGCCGCGATCATCGACTTCCCGTTCTTTTTGGAGACCATCAAGAAGTAGTTCGTGATGAGCCGCCGTTTGCGCTCCGGGTCATAGGCGCCAAACAGCGCCTCGACCAGGTCCGTCACCCATGGCAGGCACGCCTCCCCCATCGTCGGGCTGCCGTCCGCATCCACCATGCGCAGCGCTGAGAAGACACTCATCGCATACGCTGCCTCATCGGGAAACAGGGGCTTGACCGGCACCAGCGAGTCGCGGGCAACTATCCGGCTTTCCCAGTCCAGTAGCGAGGTCGTCCAATCATTCATGACACGACCCTTAATCCGAAGCGCCCACCAGCGGCCTTCTTGGCAGCGTCATTCTTCTCGTCCTTCTTTCCGCCCTCGCCAAGCTTCTTGTGCTTGAAGGGCAGCATCGCCTTTGCCGCATCGATTCGAAGCCGCAGGTCGGCCGCCGGCTCGTTCATGACATTGGTCAGGAATTCGACTGGGTCGGCTGTCGGGGGGATTTCGATCGCGACGTCATCAGGCGGCGGCAGCGGCGTCGCTTTCTGGCCCGCAGCGGGCGCTGCCTGACGACGCTGATCGAGGTAGGCTTTAACATCTGGGTCTTTAACATTTCGAGACCCGGCAGCCGATGCCGTTTTTTCACTAAAACCGGCGTGAATCGCCGCTTCCTTATTGGAGAGCCCGGCCAAAACGGCATCGGCGAAGGCTCGCTTTTTGCCTGTTAAAGCCATTAACAATTTCCTCCAAGGGGACAAAAATCTCTATATGCGGTACAGGTCGGTGTCTGGCCCCTGCCGCCCCAGACTTTGACCCCGCCCCCTACCCGGCCGACCGGCGGCGGGCGGCGGGCCGGCGGGCGCCAGGGCGAGTCAGCCGCGGGCGCGCTGCCGCGCCTCACGCGCCGACTTGGCGTCGTGGCAGGGCTGGCAAAGGGTTTCCTTGTTGTCATCATCGTCCGTGCCGCCGTCGGCGAGGGCGATGATGTGGTCGACCGGGTAGCCGGCGGTGGTACGACCCTGCCGCTTGCATTCCTGGCACAGACCACAGTCGCGCTCGCGGATGCGGCGCCGGTCCAGCACGCCGGCATAGCCGCGCTTGCGCTGGACCACGTTGGGTCGCTCGGTCAGGGTGGGCAAGCGGGCGCTGCTGGTTTGCAGGCGGGACTTGAGCGTGGTGAGCCGGCTCATGGCGCAGGCGGGACCAGCGCGGCCACCTCGTGCAGCAGCAGGCCCGGCTTGCCGTAGCCCTTCGCCTGCAGGATCTCGGCGGCGCGCTCGGCTTCAACCAGGCGCTCACAGATGCGATCCAGGGCGGTGCCATCGATCACGCGCCAGACCATTGCCGGCCGGTTGCCGGTGACTGCGCGCACGATCAGGTGGCGGTAGTGGTCCTTGGCCATGCTCATGGCTGCACCTGGGCGGCCTGGTCGCGGTGGCGCTGCACCGTGTAGCGCAGCCAGGCCAGTTCGTCCTCGACGCTCACTTCTTCTCTCCGAAGCCGGGCACATCCTGCTCGACAGTCGTGCAGAGGCAGACGATCCAGTTGATGGCGGCCAGCGCAACGATGGTCCACAGCACACCATGCGCCCAGCCCGGCGCATCCCAGTGCTCCAGCAGCAGCCAGTTGACGGCAGCGAAGGTGACGGGCGAGCGAGCCGGCAGCGACGATGCCTTGATGGCGATTTTGCGCTTCTTCATGCGAACCTCATAAAAGAATGCCGCCAACCGTTTACTCGGCCAGCGGCTGAACTCCTCGTGTTATCTTGCAATTTCCATACAACAATTAGCGAGGAGAAAACTTTGGATTATCAGAAACTCATGTTCGCCGCCCAGGTGCGGGTACTGGCGAGGGATATCAGGGCGGCGAAATCCAGCGCCTACTGGCAGTCCCTTAAGGACCTTGACGACCCTGACCGAAACGAGAAGCGTGATCAATGGGAGGCCGAGCACAAGATCGATGAGTTCGTTCCCGAGGCCTTGCGCCGGATTCAAGCAGTGGCAGACCTTATTCCTTAAAAACGCGCATGCCGACTGCACGCATCTCCGCGTGCCGCTCATCAAGGTCCGACCGGAGCGCGCGCAGTTCATTCAACAGCATGCCCGCCACATCGCCGATTGGCGCGACGGCAAAGCCTGGGTCCAGCACGATCACGCCGACATTGGCCGGGAGATTGCTGGCGACTTCGACGCGGACGGTCTCACGCTGCTCCTTGGTCAATGGGCGTGGCGCCGTCACAACCACGGTGGAAGTCTTGCTATTCGAAGTGATCATGGCGAACCTAGAAAAAGAAAAGCCGCCCGGCGCATTGCTGCGAGGGGCGGCGAACGCCAGCTGCTGGAGCTGGACGAGGAGACTCGGGGACTGCCTACGACAGTCAGGCGACCAGCCCCAGGGCTATCTGCGCGAGTGGGCGGTAAACGGAAAAGGCCCGAACGTCTTACGGTTCAGGCCTTTTCTTCGGGCGTGCGAAGACACCCAGTGCGCACAGTTTACGCAAAGTACAGCCGAGTTGCAACGTTGTTGCGCAATTTCTTTTCGAGGTCGTCGCGCGCATCAGCCAGGACGTCCTCATACCGGGCATTGGGGAAGCGCCAGGCCGACGATATGCCCTGGCTCTTGTAGATGGCCCAGCGGTCGCGCATCTGCAGGCTGTCGACCATCGCGTTCACGGCCTCGCCCACCTTCAGGTCAGCGGCGCGCTGACGCTCGTGTACGTCGCGCTCGTCGATGCCCTCGCCCGCCAGCTTCATGCCGGCAGCGCCCAGGTCGCGATCGTCGGCCCGCATGTAATCGACCCAGCAGGCCATGCAGGTGACGTAGGGATCGGGTTTGTTGATGGTGGATTGAACGGCCGCCGCCTTGGGTGCCCGGCGGAGGTTCGAGCCTGCGAAAAGGCCGAGCGTTGCGGTGGTCATGTGGTTCTCCTGAAAGACGACCGAGCGAGCGTAGCACATGCAGTCAAGAAATTTCCGGACTGAATTTAATGATTTTCGGAATTGTCGACCGAGCTGCCGCGCTGTTGCTGGCGCGCGTCATTGCGGCCCTTGTCGTAGCCCAGCATGAGCGCCACTGCCATGCCGATGAAGGCGAACCACAGGGCCGGATCGGCTACCGTGACGCCCTCGATGTGGAGCAGCAGGCCGACCGCGGCGAACATCATGACGCGGATGAGCAGGTGGTGGATCATGCCGGCAACCCTCCGAACAGCGCCCACAGCAACGGATCGCGCGGCGGGATCGGGCTGGCACTGCGCAGGTGCCATGTGGCGCCGGGGCGGCCAGTGGTCGTGGGGTGGTTATCGACCTTGCTTTCAACTGTCCCGGCACGGCGCAACGTGATGAGCACTCGATACAGGACGTCGGGGTCGGCACCAAGACTGGCGGCGAGCTGCTTCGTAGTAAGCCCGCCCGCCCCCAGAGCGCCAGGGATGCGAGCGCGCAGATCATTCGCCGTGTCACGCTGCCGCTGGCGGCGGTCGCCGTACTTTGCCTTCGTCATGCTGCCTCCTTCATTTCGGTTATCACGATGCGCACCATCCCGCCGCGGACAACCTCGCGGCGCACCAGGTGCAGCTCGTCTATCTGCTCGTCGTCCAGCCACACGCCGGCGGCCGTCAGCGCGTCCTGCAGCGACTTGGCGCGATTGTCGATGTCCTGGCGGCGGCGATCGGCCGGATGGATCACCGCGAACAGCGACACACGCCCGAGCAGCGGTTCGACCTGGGCGGCAGCGACGATCTCGGCCACCGCGGCGCGGAATGCAATCCCGGCCGGCTTGATGTATCGCCCGCCGCGCGGGCGCTGGCCGTAGTAGTGGTTGATCGTCGGCGGGATGGGTAGGGTCAGGGTGATCAAGCGACTATTCCTTCGAGCTTCAGTTGTTCCTGGGTGATGGTGCGGGCGCGGTCGAACGTGTCTTCCAGTTGCTGGCGCGTCATCCAGCCCGGCAGCGGGCGGCGCCCGTCCAGTACGTCGTGGCAGTCGCTGCAGCCGAAGCACGCCTTGCTGTCTGGCGCCTTCAGGCCAATGCCCTTGCCGTGCTCGATGCGGTTGGAGTGGCACAGCACCGTGGTGGCCGGGTCGCGGTTGCAGACGCCCGGGATCATCAGCGTGCAGTCGCGGCCACGCGCGGCGCGCCGGGCCGGTGTCGACTTGGCGCGAGACTTCTTCATCGGCTTGCGGGTCTTGAGCTGCACCGTGGCGACGCGCAGCAGGCCGGCGCCGGCAGCCGGCGCCTTGAAGCCGGCGCCGCGCGCCATCGGCGTCTTACGCGCGAGCGGCTTGCCCT